TTCTAGGGAACTGCTCTGGCATCTAGAACAACGTACACAAGAAGAAATCAAAGCATTAGTGTCTTTGCTAAAGAAAATTTAGAGTAACATTGGCGCGAGATCTATTCCTAGACTAGCACCTACCAACAAGACCAAGGGCTTGGCTAGTTTAGTTAATGTCTGTAGTTCGACCACCACTTCCTCAACACTACGTAAGCGCGCATCAATACGGTCAAGCCTAGCATCTTGAGCATCATCTACAGTCATAGAATCTAGTCCTTAACTTGTATGTCAGGATTGTAACCTAACGTCCATTCTCCTACAACTCTAATCCCTTTACCAGTAGCCGCTATTAACGGAATACCTGTTGCTTTACCTAGAGAGAACATAACGTCACCTAACATAGTAAAAAACTCATATCCAGACTGACCGGCTATAGGTATTTTTTCTTGTTGTCTAACTTGTATTGTATTTTGTAATCCAAAATAGAATTGGTCATTAGTTAAATTTAGTTGCCTATAATATTCATCTATATTTGCTCGCTGCAGTAAATATTCCATAATGGGCATTTAAGCACCTCAATTAGTCCGTGCGTTTAGAGGTGTTGAATTCATCGCGTTTGCAAGTCTAGTAATATATTCTCCACTACTAAATTCAGGGTCTTCACAAAGGAATGTTATGTTAACTGGTGGCCATTGAGAATCTGTAAGACCATCTTTACTAAAGTCAAGCGATTCTGCTAGTACATCTTGTCTACGGTCAATTACAACGCGATAACAATGTAGATTGGGGCCTGTGATTGCACCCATGGACCCCCAAGTGCTTACGCTACTTAGAAATGGCATGCCAGTAATTGATGCAAATGGATTAACGAAACCAGTTGCTGGGTCATCTGGAAGTAAACCACCATTAGTTTGTGTCGCTGCATTGTTTAGATTAATGTCATACATTCGCTTTTCAGCGTAGATAGTTTGTTCTTTGTTTGGCCAACCTGCACCAGTACCGCCCATGTTGCTAGAACCTAATGGAGTAACCATATCCAATCCAAGTCTACGTAATGCTTCATAGATTCCAATAGTAGTTGCTGTTCTAATTTCTTCATTGTTTAGTGGCCTAGACAATATAAAAATAAATTCTTCAATTTGGTCAAAATTGTTTTGATTATGTCCTCCACCTAATGGTACTGGGGACGTTCTTTGAACTGTTACGTTAGTAGGCATTAACATCTCGCCGTTACGTACCATATAATCTAAATCAACTCGTTGGTATTGTATGTAAGAACCAGTTCCAGCAGTACCAACCGGTATTGTGTTAATTAATTGGTCTTGACCTGCTCTTGCAGTAGTAATAGTGGCAGCCCTAGGCTGGTTAGCAAGACGGGTAGTTCCCATCTGTATTTCTCCAAAATCAATGTCAATTAATCTAGCACCAGATGATAGTACTCTAACCATTATTTCATCTCCTTTCTAGCAAGTTTGTGCGCTTCTTTCTGAGCACGCTTAAACCCATCCTGTTTCCAAGACCCATTCTTTTTCTTGTATTTGCCTTGAACAGCCTTGAAATGTTTAGCATATGCTGCTTTGTAACCTGTTAATTTTCTCTTCGGTTCGGTAATTTTGCTATCTTTTTTGATTTTAGACCTACCGCCTGTTGCACGTCGACCTACGGATTTTGCTGCTTGTTCAGCAGTAGGGAAATTTTGTTTTGCCCCTTCTGCTATTCCACGTAGGAACGCCTCGATGATTTCATCACCAGTTGCCACTTAAACCACCTTAAGCGACGTTACCGGTTTGAGTCAATACAAGTGCCATGTAATCCTTTGCAGATGGTGTAATGATTCTTCCTTTCATTCTTAGGGTAAAATCAAATGTTCCTGCTATGTTAGATGAGTTTCTTAGGTACAATGTCTTTGAAACAATTAGTGGGGTAATTGATGAAAAAGACTCTTGATGGTACATTCCTAGAGTTGCTGTGTCAAAGGTTTGCCTAGCAACGTATAGGGATGTTCTGTCTGCATGACTTAGAAATGCCTGAATGTTAGAGTCTGCTAATTGGAATTTAACTTCCAAATCGCTTCCTAATGCACTAACATCTTCGGTTGGGTCTAAGACAATGTCAACTTCGTGTATCTCAAATGCTTGATTATCTGCTATGTCTACATAGTCAGTTAAGTCAAGAACTGCGTTGTCTGGTGTGTTGTCTGTTGCTACTTCAAGATAAATCTCGAATTCTTTGGTCTTTGCGTTTGCCATAAACCTATCATGATTGAGGAAGTTAATAAATAATAGTAGTTACTCGTTCTTGAACATCTGCACCGTCGTATGGGTAGTTTAGGGGCGTAGTCCCCTACTCTACACCGACCCCTCACCCTTATCTTACGGTATATACTTATATACCGGCGGCCCCTAGGGTAGAACATGGCGAAAACCACGAAACTCATGATGAGAATGGAAGACGGGCGATTGATTGAAGTTTATGTTAATGGAATAACACAATATTCCACAGACATGAAATTTACATTTGTGGAGGTGGAAGAAGAATGAATCTAGACAGACTTATGGATGAATTAGAAAAATGCACAACAAGCCAATTGGTTTGGGTAAAAGATATGATAAGACAGATGTTGGAGGAAGAAGAATGACATTGTTCAAAATGGAATGTGGCTGCAATTACACGAACGACGGTTTCGTCGTACGAGAGTATTGTAATTGTCAGGAGGAAGAAGAATGAAAATTCAAAAGATAATTAGTTTAGACAAAGAAACCGCCGAACTAGCGGCAAAGAAATCTAATTTTAGTGGTTGGGTACGGGATAAATTACGTTCAGAACGTAATCAATCAGAGGGACTAATTCACACTAATCATATACGTGAACTAGAAGCACATACACAAATGAGTTCTAGGGAACTGCTCTGGCATCTAGAACAACGTACACAAGAAGAAATCAAAGCATTAGTGTCTTTGCTAAAGAAAATTTAGAGTAACATTGGCGCGAGATCTATTCCTAGACTAGCACCTAC